GAACCAAGAGAAGATTGTTTTTTAAGATCAGAAAACGACATGTTTACTCCGTATTAGATGTATTTGGCCTTTGTGCTTTAGCTTGGTAGAGGATCAGCCAGCCTCAGTATAGATCGAATTGAGAGAAGTGTCAACTCTCATTCAAAGATTTTTTCATATTATCAATAATATTTGTCATGTTTGAAAATACATATCCGAGATCGACATCTTCAGGAAATCCAAGTTGTCGAGCAGAGATCATAATATTCTCTTTCATTTGTTTAGCTTCAGGATCATCAGACAAACTCAATCTTGTATAAAGAACTTGTTGTTTTTTCAAAAGTTGTTCTAACATTTCAATATGTTCCAGTTTACCCTCTTTTGTCATTGAGGACATGGAAAAAATTTTTTTATAAATTTCTTCTTGAAGTTCTGAGATTTCTCTCATCTCAGATTGAACAATGTCCGATTTAAAAAAACTCATTCTTGTTCCTCAATTTCCTGTTCAGATTCTTGTTTTGATTCTTCAATCTGTTCCAGAACTTCAACAGCTCCACAAATTTTCAAATACATTTCTTTAGCAGATTCGATTTGTTTTTCAACTTCAACTTTTTGACTTTTCAGATTTTCAAGTATAACTGAATTTTCAACAACCATGAATGACAATCTCCTTCAATATTTGCTTAAATTTAAATACATCAATATGTATAAAAGAATTATACTTATCAATTCTCATGGATAAGAATTTCCATACAGGATCTGTTAATTTTTTATCAAAATCATTTTTGAATCCGATGATTTTATTTAAGATTACTAAAGATTCAAGTGATAGATTTTTTAACAAATGTTCTTTAATTACTGGAGGATGTTTAGTCCCCTCAATTCTAAACATATCATCAAAATTCTTTTCACCAAATACAGATTCGATTTCTGATTTAAATGTATAACTTAATGATTGAAGCCTTCTCTTCCAATCAGTATAATTCTGTTCACCATTTTTGACAATCTCACCAATCCATAATGATTGAGGATCATCACAACTTACAAAGTTTGAAACAAAGAATTCAACAACTTCACTATCATCTTTTTGTCTACTTAATTTTTCAAAGAAGAAACGATCACGTCTTTTATAAAAAGAATTTAATGACGCTCTTGATTTTCCAGAATATTTGTGAAAATCATACTTCTCTTTTGTAAAATGATTTTTTAATCCTAAGTAGGATTTATAGCAATCGAATGGACTCACTTTAGGAATCATATGGGAAGTTTTGCATGTGATGTTTTTTTCAAAAGGTTGAGTTCCATTGCTTCACACTTAAGTCTTTCTTTCAATGGTTTAGACATTAGTTTTGGAATAGACTCAACATCAATATTATTTTTTTCACAAAAGTAGACAATAGCATCCATATACTTCATGTCTTTATTTTGTTTTGTGATCTTTTCAATTTCTTCAGAAAAAGTTCTACTGTTATAGAATTTATTTTCAATTAGTTGATCAATACTGAGTTCTTCAGGTTTTTCCATATTCCTGTAGTTTAAATTCAACAAACTCGCTAACGTACTTTGCAAGAAGGTTGATGTACTTTCTTTTATCATATTTTTCATAGACTACACAATCTCCATCCTCACAGGACATAATGATTACAAACTTTTTTACTATAATACCAGTCATTTCATACAACATACATGCATATGCAGCACACTGTACAAAATAATGTTCAATCCACTTTTCTGGTTTTGGTTTTTTACTTGTCTTAAAATCAATAACTGCTAGTTCACCTTCGTATTCAGCAATACAATCAACTGTTCCTGCCACTCCCAACTCTTTACTGAAAAGAGACTGTTCAATAGCATGAATGTTATCAATTTTATTCAGATAAGGTTTTGATTGTTTGAAAAGAAGATCTGATAGTGGTTGAACTTCAGGAAGTTCTTGATTCAACAAATAGTTTTCAACCAAAGTGTGCATATCAGTACCACGACTGGTTGCGGCTTTGGTAATTTTATTTGCTTCGTCATTACCAATTTTTGCTCTCCATTCTCTGAAGATCTCGCGATTGTAATGACTAATGACAGAAGTGATAGATACTAATTTTTGTCCATCAGGAGTATCATAATATCTTACACCATCAATTGTCTCTCTTTCAAGTTGAGGATAATCTATTTCAATATGATTAAACATTACATACCAAGTTCAAGTTTAGCAATGATGTACTCTTTTACGAGTCCACTACGACAGATATCTTCTGCATTAAATTCAATAATATCAAAGGATGGCATGTTTGTCAAGATTCTCATAAAATCAGCAATACCATTCCTCTCATTCTGTTTTATCAAATCAGATTGACTTGCATCACCACAGAACATCATTTTTGAATTTTCTCCAACACGAGTAATCATCGAATCTAACTCATGAAAATTTAGATTTTGAAATTCATCAACAATTACAATGACATTATCCAATGTTGTTCCACGAATGAATGAAGTAGACCAAAAAGAAATTGTTCCTTGTGCTTTGAGATTATTATACAACATCTCAAAAGAAGCATCATCAGGCATCTCAAACATATACTTCACCATATTCTTATAAGGAATCTGATAAAGAGATGATTTATCTTCATGATCACCAGGAAGAAAACCAATTTCTCTGGTGGGTACAAGAGACCTGACGATGTAAATCTTCTCGTAGGGTGTCTTGGGATCTAAGACATCTAGAAGGGCATTGTAGAGGGTTATAAAGGTCTTTCCAGTACCAGCACAACCATATGCAACAAGGTTCTGTTCCAACTTATACTTTTCAAAGAATAACTCTTGGTTCTCTGTGATTGGTTCAACTTTCTTGATATAATCAAGATTAATTGGTTTCTTTCTTTTCATAGTTCGATTACTCATACCAAATGGAACTGGATTGGTACTGCCGATACCCGTCTTTTTCTTAGTCGCCATATTACTTGAAAGGTTTTACTTTTGATCCTGGCGCTTTAGATGCCTTTGTAAGTACATCATTCCATCCAGGATGAGTCTTCATCATCTTGTCTGACCATTCACCTACCTCACCCACTCCAGGAAGAGTAGAAGGGTCTGAGTAATCTCTGAGCCAATCTGGATTGTCTTTTCTCCACTGGTCCCATTCATGAACACTCATCTTGACTTCTTTCTGTTCACCAGTCTTGGTGTTAATTACTGGATACGATGCCAAATTATTTCCTCCATGATATATTAATATTTATTACCACTCCAGAGCTTCTGAAATGACAGGAAATTGTTCTTTAAAAATTTCCTTACAAGAAAGAGCAATGTCCATATGTTCTTTCTGAGTTCCATTGGCAGAGCGTAATTCAATATAATGAATCCAACTCCTCAATGAGCCACTCATATACATCTTAGTGGGAGTAGCAAGAGGAAGAACAAAACGAGCACATTCTTTTGCAACTCCAGCTTCCAACATCTGATTATAAAGATTTGATGCAGAACTGAAAAGAGTTACCATTTGACGATTAAACTTTTCTATCATTTCTGAATCAAGATCATCAATTGAATTCTGACGATTCTTTGTATCTTGACGACGAAGTTCAGGAAGTTCAATATTCGATGACAAAAGATTTGTACTTGCGTATCGTTGAGAAAACTCTTGAAAAGTAAAAGACCTATGACGTAAAACTTGTGCTGCTAGTCCTCTTGTAGTTTCAATCTCAAGAGTCATAAATGCTTGTTCAAAAATCGACCAATGACGATGTTTGATACAATATGCCAACAGTTTAGCATAGTTTTCATTATCCTGATTATTTGGATTACTTACACGAGCACAATATGCAATGTGCTTCTCTGCATCAGGTGTAACAGAAATTAAACTTGCGTGATTCATTGAACGTTTATTACCTCTTTGAAATTTTTATTCATCATCTTCAAATACTTCATCATAGTCTGCTAGTGGAGGAAGGGTTTGTTCCATTCTGTTTCGATAAGAATCAACATCAGAATAAACTTCAGCCTCTAATGCATCAACTAAAAGTCGAAGATTTCTTACAATAAGTTTTAACTGATCTCTTTCCATAATATTAGATATGTTAATCAAGACAGAACTAATTATATACAAAAAAAGAGGGAGTGTCAATCTCCCTCTGACATTAAAATTTTTTCAAACCAATCTCTTAAATGAATAAGATAGCAAGACCAATATTTACAACCTCGATATGTTAATTGATAACATGCAGGAGGTCTATTGTCTTTATCCATGTCATCATCATGATAGACATAGTGATTCATTTACTTTGAGATTTTAGTTTTACATTGTCCGATCTGACACAGAGCAGCTTGATGTTTTCTTTCCTCTTTTTGCTTCTGATCTTTGATCATTTGAAGAACATTGAGTTTCTGCATCACTTGTTCCCCTCTTTTACAAACTTAACTCCACGATATGCTTCGTTATATTGTTGAGGTTGTTGCTGTTGTTGTGCCTGTTGTTGACGACGAGCAACGGTGTCATAAGACACGCCGCGATAAACGACTTTAGACATTGGAATTTCCTCCGAAGAAATGAGAATTAACCTTTAACCCCTAAGGGTGATCCGTTTCCCGTTCCTTTGGAAGGTTTGCGTCTATGGCACACTCTTCCTTAGATACTTGTTTCAGTTCCCAAATCAAATCATTTTTGACTTGAGGAGATAATTGTGGATGGCCATTAATACGACCTGCAAGTATCGATACCTGAACACAGGTAAGTAAAAATGTTTCCATA